TTTACTTACATGTTTTTCTAAAAACTCAAACTGTAATTCTGTACCACCTCTAGGTTTCATTTTTCACTCATAAATTTCTTAAATACTTCTAATCCTTTATTAGTAACTTTAACTACAACGTCTTTACTTATATCCTGTGGATCAACGTTAGCAGCTTTTAGTTCTTCTTCATCTTTATAAACCTTACCAGTTTTTTTATTCTTTATTATTACTACTGTTTCAGTTTCAATATTATATTCTTTATTGTCCATTCTGGTCGTCTCTATTTATTTCTAGTATTGCTACAGTTGCACTTATACCAGAAATATTAGAACTTTCAAGTCTTATGGTATCTGTCTCTTCAAGAACAATTGGCCCTTTAGCTAGATTACAAATTGTAGGTCCAGAAATAGAAGCATAAGCTATTTGAAAAACTGTAGATACTGAATCATCACTAATAGATACTTTTACTACTTTACTACCAGATTCATTAGTCACTTGTATATTTTGAATGATCGCATTAGCATTTGATGGGCATGTGTATACTGTCACAGCAGCCGTTGTGATTGGATCATAGAATGCGTTTTTATATACGTTAGCCATTATGTTAAATCAAACCATTTTAATAAACCAACTATATCATCATTATTAGCAGCACCTTTCCCTGCTAAAGTTAATGTATCTGATACACCTGCAATAGTTTGCCCTAGTTGATAAGAAAAATTAAAATTACCAGATTCAGAAGCTGTTACAAGAGAAGTACCTTTACCTGATAAAAAAGAACCAGCTATTCTTGTACCACCTGATATTGTTAGTGATCCTGTTATATCATATTCAACGTTATCTGAATAATTTGTATATGAAAAAGCACTAGATGGAGTTGCATTTAAATACAGTCCAACTTCAAAATCAGAATTAGATATGGCAGATGTTTCATATCCCGCTGGAACTATCACAGCATAAGGTCTTGATGATCTAATTCTTATTGTTGCTAAATTATATAAAGTATTAGATGAACTTAAATTAACTCCATTTAAAGAAGCTGTACCAATCATTTGTTGTACACCTTCTGGTTGATAACCACCTTCAGAAATACATGAAGAACATATTTGCTGTAATGTATAAGTTCCAGCCGTCAATGTTCCAGCTCTTTCAATTTCATAACGAATTGGAAGATTAGATGTTTGCATATAAACAGTTGTTAAACTATTAGCATTATAAAAAGTATGTGCTGTAATTAATTGACCATTAATAACAAAGCCAACTCTAACAGATCCTACACCTAACCATTCAATATCTATAAATAGTATATTTGATGTAGCTGCATTTAATGTATAACCACTTGCACCTGTTCCATTTAAAGTATCTCCATTCCAACTAGATTGTGATATTTCAGTATCAACTGCTGCCCCTGATGTATAAGTTCTTCTTACTATTTTAAGTGTTGTTCCATCTGCTGTAAAAAATATTCCGTTATTTGCGTCAAATAATCCAACCTTTTGTTTTAAATTTGCAGTTAAAGTATTCATTACAAATGTGTTAAAAATAAGCAATGATTTGCCTGGTTGATAAGACATAACTCTTTTAGATTGTCTTATTGTTTTAGAACTTGCTGCTTCTGTTACATTTAAATTAACTGTAGATTTATTAGCTGTATAAGAGACTGTTCCACCATTAGCCGTTGATTCATCAAAGAGATTATTCTTTGACATAATATTTTTACTGTCAAAAATAGTTAAAGGTTCAGAAACTCTTAATCTTCCAAATGCATCAACATTATTACCACCAATTGTAATTAACTGACCATTACCAACATTTACATTATTACAACTCATTAGCAGCCAAACCTCATGTTAAACCATGTAAATCTTTGTAGATCTTGTTTTAAGTCTTCTTGAAAAGAAAAGTTTAATTGATTCTTTAATGTCTCTAAAGCTTGTAGAACTTGCCTCTGATTTTCAGGGGAATATTCTTGACTTGGTTCTGGTATATACGTTGTAATTTTTGCCATTATCTTCTTCCATCAGGTTGAATATCTACTCTAAATAATCCATATCTCCAATTTTCATCTACAGATTCATTTTCAACTTTAATACTCATTAATCTATTTCTTGCTCTAGTATCTATCTTAGTTGTAGACGAAGTTACAGTGTAAGGTCCCAACATCTGACTATTTTGTGTTTGAGATGGATAATCTCTTAACAATAAAGTTACTTTAGCATTTCCATTAAGTATTTTAAAGTCAGGTATAAATCTACTTATCTTCATTAAATACTGACCATCTCCTTCTATATCTAAATCAAAATCTCCAGATTCGATATATGCAGGTATTGCTGTTTTAACTCCTGTAAAGCTTACTTCATTAACACCTATTTCATGTTCAAAATATTTAGAAGATCCATATAAATTAGTTACACCATTGATAGTTGGAAATGTTGGTGTGCCAGTCGGTAAATATTTAGTAGCATATGGCTTATCATATGTTTGAGCATCTGAATAAGTTGTTCTAGAAAGTGACATCGTAGTCCAAGTATTTTCAACAAAATTATAAACTACGGATCTATTTATCTGAGTCTCATTTGCAGTTGGATAAAACCAAATCACTTCATTATATAAACTATTATGTGATCCATAAACAATATCAGTAGCATTATAGTTTATACCAGGATTGTCTCCACCTGTTGTAAATACAAAGTCTTCAACTAAAGATGGTAATTGTTTAACTGTACCATCGTAAACAAAGAATCCTCCACCAAATCCCATCCAGAATATTGCACCTTGTGCAAAGACTATGGAATGCTGACCAATACATCCGCAGTTTGTACCAACTTGTCTTATTGAAAATACAAAAGGAGGTCCAACAAACTGCATAACATACGCTGCTTGATCGGTTAAAATAAATATATAATCCTTACCTTGTACAGCCCCTACAATAAAATTACCTGTATCTAATCTAAATGTACCTGCACTATTTGTTGCAGTAGGTGCCCAAGTATTATAATCTTCTTGGTTTGAAAATCTTATAAACATTGGATCTTGTGTTGCTGTATTTCCAATTGTTGTCTCTGTTCCAAGCTCAATTAAATGTCTATCTCTATCTGATACTATACTCATCACAGATGCTGTTGGAGCTCCAGTTATAACAACTGCTCTAGTCGTCAATGGATTTACTGCCGATGGATTCCAAGAAAATGTTTTACCATTTTTAATAGTTGCAACCAATATTTCTCCAAAATTATCAAATGACCAATTACCTGGTGAGAGTACTACAGTAGCGGAACTACTTGCTTGACCCCAACCAACTCCTCCACCATAAGATCCCCATGTTGCAGTTCCCCATCCATAACCATAAGTTTGATTAGTTGGTCCAATGAATACATAAGGAGCAAAGGATAAAGATCCTCCAGTTGTAACACCTGTTCCAGTCTCAGCTGTTGGCATTGTAAGTGTGAATGTACTAGTAGATGGAACAGTTAATACTTGAAAAATATTATTTGTAAAACTTGTTGCTGTATAACTTGTTGTTGTAGGTCCCGGTGTTGTTGCTGCTGTAAATTTAATATAATCTCCAACTGCAAGTCCATGACTTGATTTAGTAACAGTAACTGTTGTAGATCCTGTTGTTGATGAATAAGTAGCTCCAGTTAAGGTTGTACCAAGTGGAGTAATATCATAATAAGCACCCTCAAAATAAATAACCAATAATTTATTAGTACCTATTGCCGCATACTTATTTCCTTCTAAATCAGTCCAAGTGTGTTGACATCTTGCAACTCCAGCTAATTCTTTGTCTAACAATTCTTGCCATCCACCTATTTTTTCTGGATATCCATAACGAAATCTTACAAAATCACCATCAATCCACTGACCTTCAGCGGCAGTTGCGGTGTCTTGTTTATTAAATCCAGCTTTTAGTGGTATCTTCTTTAATGGCATAACTTGAAGTATATACGCCTTTTTGCTATTATACAACGCAGAAATTAAAAGGATAAAGATAATATGTCAATCAATTTACCATTAAAAGTAGAAAATCTATTTTGTACTCCAGTCTATAGTTTATTAATGCCTACCTTCTTAAATCAGTTAAATAAAATATCAGATAGATATATTGAAGAAGCTAAAAATAATAATCAAAAAATTATAGATGAAAGAAATAAATTTATGGGTAAAGATTTAAAAGACTTTGCCGTGGTCCATCATTCTCAATTTATGGGTAATGATCCGGAATTAAAAGAATTTAAAGCATTTATAAAAGATACTTCTTATACAATTTTATCAGATCAAGGTTATGATTTATCAGGACACAAACTTTATTTTAAAGATTTATGGGTACAAGAATTTCCTAAAGCTGGTGGTGGTGAGCATTGGCCACATATACACGAGAGTAGTCATATATCAGGATTCTATTTTTTAAAATGTTCACCTAAGACATCTATGCCCGTGTTCCATGATCCAAGGCCAGCTAAGTGGATAACCGAATTGCCCATGAAACAAGAATCAGTACAATATGCTTATAATCGTTTTTCATATCCCGTGCTTCCTGGAACATTTGTATTTTTTAATTCTTATTTAACACATCAATACGTATTGGATGCAGGAATTGAACCTTTTAGATTTGTTCATTTTAATGTTCAATGTTTTAAACCTTATGAAGAAAATGTGTAGAGACGTATGATAACTTTAGATGAAATAAAACAAGAAGAGAATTTTTCACATAGTATGATTGTTACTTACCCAAGGACAATTCAAATATCTCATGGTGTTTATGATAACGTCGTTGAT